GCGCGGCTACGCGCCCGTCTTCGTCGCGTGGTTTCAGTGCGAGGAGTACACCGCGCACGTCGCCGACGTGGAGGCCTTCGCCCGCTCAATGTCCGATTACGAGTGGGAGCTCTGGCACCTCGGCGCCTCGCTCCAGCAAATCCAGTGGTACCGCCTGCGCCAGCAGGAGCCGGGCATGGATGAGGAGTGGCGCATGAAGTCGGAATACCCATCGACGGCCGACGAAGCGTTCCAGAGCAGCGGCTCGCGCTACTTCCCGAAGCGGTACGTGAACCGGCTCCGCGAGACGGTCGAGACGCCCGTGGAGGTCGGCGACCTGCACGCCTACGCGTCGAAGGGGCCGGACGCCCTGCGCGGCATCGAGTTCGTGCCCTCGGCGCGCGGCGCGCTCGCCGTGTGGGTCCGCCCTGGCGCGCAGGGCATCGAGCGTCCCGGCTACGTCTACCGCAACCGGTACGCCATCTTCGGCGACGTGGGCGGCACGACGGAGCGGGCCGATTACAGCGCGCTCGTGGTGGTGGATCGGATTTTCCAAATCTGGCACGGCAAGCCCGAGGTCGTGGCCGTCTGGCGTGGCCACCTTGACCAAGACCTGTGGGCCTGGCGTGCGGCGCGGCTCGCCACGTGGTACCAGAACGCCTTGCTCGCCATCGAGAACAACTCGCTGAAGAAAGACACGGGGGACGAGACGCGCGGCTTTGAGGACTCGCACACCGTCACGGTGCTGCACGCGATCCGAGACCATTACAGCAACCTCTTTTACAGCGTGCAGCCGGGCAAGGACCACGACCGCTATGACGGGAAGTTGGGCTTCAACACCAACCGCGCCACGAAGCCGCTCATCCTGGACACCCTCAAGGGCGCGGCCCGCGACCGGCTGTACGTCGAGCGCAACAGGCAGACGTGCGCCGAGATGGACTACTACGAGGTCAAGCCGGACGGCTCGTACGGCGCGGTGGAGGGCCAGAACGACGACCTCGTCATGACGACGGCCGGCGCCGTGTGGCTCGCGCTAGAGCACATGGACCCGTGCGTCGAGGTCCCGGTCCGCTCGCGCTCGACTGAGCGGCGCGTCGGCGTGGCGGAGTTCTGACCGCACGGACGGGCGTGAGGCGATGTGTGCCGCCTCGCCCGCGCGCGACCTTGAACGTAATCCTGCCCCTCGCCCTTGCGCTTGCCTGCGTAGATGCGCATTCCCCCTCTCATTCAGGCCAGCGGCCTCGGCCCGCCCCCGACGACCGGCCGCACGACGGACGCGGCGCCGGCGGAGCTGCCCGAGGCCTACCGCGCGAGCACCATCGAGATCGAGGACGTCTTTGCCGGGAAGCGCCTCGACCTGGTGGAGCTCGCGCGAAGGTGCTGGGACGCACGCAGCGAGTTTCGGCGCCTGCGCGCTCGCGTGCGCGACTACGTGCGCGGCAGGCAGTGGGAGACGACGAAGGACAAGCACGGGCGCACGGTGTCTGAGGCCGAGCGCATGGAGGAGCAGGGGCGCATCGCGTGGGTGATGAACGAGATCCTGCCCATCGTGACGAACCTCCTGGGGCAGTACCGCCAGAGCTACACCGACTCGACCGTCATCTCGCGCGACCGCAAGGACGCCGTGATCGACGAGATGCTCACCGCGACGCTCGAAAGCGTCAACGACCTCAACGAGACCTCCGAGCTCGACGTGCTCCAGCTCCTGGAGGCCTTGATCGGCGGGACGTTCGGGTGGAAGGTGCGCGCGGAGTGGCACGACGAGGAGGAGCGCGACGAGGTGCGCATCGACCCCATCGACCAGACGCGGTTCTTCTTCTCGCCCGACCTGGCCGACCCGCGCACGCGCGACGTGGACGTGCTCGGCGAGCTGCACGACTGGACCCTCGACGAGATCGTGCAGAACTTCGCCTCGACGCCCGACGAAGAGGCAGGGCTCCGCCGCCTCTTCGCCGACCTGTCGAGCGACGAAGACCTGTACCACCGAAGCACGTTCGGGACCTTCGACCACGACTACCTCAACTTCTACTACCCCGTAGACCCGTCGAAGGGGCGCATCCTGGAGGTGTGGCGCAAGGAATACGAGTGGGTGACGTACGCCCACGACCACCTCGACGGCACGTACATGGCCACCGACCTGACGCCCGACCAGGTGGCGCAGATCAACCGCGAGCGGGCCATGGAGGCCGAGCTGATGGGCCTGGCCCCCGAGCTCATTGAGCTCGACCAGGAGTACGTCGGCCGCTTCGTGGGCTACTGGCTGACCGCCGACGGGACCGTGCTGCAGAAGGCCGTGAACCCCTACTGGCACAACTCGCACCCCTTTGTCTTCGGGTTCACGATGCTCCTCGATGGCGAGTACATGGGCAAGCTCGCCAACATCCTCGACCCGCAGCGGCTCATCAACCGCATGACGGCGAGCGTCGATTTCCTGTTCGGCATCGGCGCCAAGGGCTTGCTCATGGTCCCGGAGGACACCATCCCCGAGGACATGAACCTCGACGACTTCGCCGACGCGTGGTCCACCATGGGCGGCGTGGTCAAGATCAAGCTCAAGCCGGGCGCGAAGCTCCCGCAGCAGATCACCGCCAACGCCATTCCGGCGGGCGCCTTTCAGTGGATCGGCGCGCAGCGCGACTGGCTCGAGAAAATCAGCGGCGTGACGGCCTCGGTCCAGGGCATCGCGCAGAGCGGCGACACGCCCGCGGCCCGCTTCAACCAGGAGGTGCAGCAGGGCCAGCTCTCGAACCTCAACATCTTCGAGAGCCTGCGGCGCACGCGCCGCCGCCGCGATTACAAGGCGCTCGGCTGCGCCCTCCAGTTCTACGAGAAGCGCGTCGTCGGCATTCCAGGCAAACGGGACGAGCTCATCGAGTTCAGCCCCGAGATGGTGCGCTCGGTCAACTACACCGTGGCCATCCAGGACGTGCAGGACACGGCGACCTCGGATCAGCTATGGGAGGACAAGATGAACGAGTGGCTGATTGGGCAGCGCATCACGTTCGGGCAGTACCTCGCCAACAGCGCGCATCCGAAGGCGCCCGTAATGCTGGCGTACCTCCAGCAGAACGCCCCCTGGATGGTCGAGCAGCCCCTCAGCCCTGAGCTCTTCGAGGCCGCGGCCGCCGGCGACCCCGACGCCGTCGCCCTCGTGCAGCAGATGCAAGACCCCGCCCTCACGCAGCAGGCGGCGATGTAAGGCGATGTCGGAGGCGATGTGACATCGCCTATCGCCTAGTATCGCCACACCACGGCCCATCGCTCGGGCCGCTCGACGCATGGCTCACGCTCTCGACCGCATGAGACCATGTTTGCACCCAACGCCATTCCTGCCCCGACTTCTGCCGGTGGCGACGATGCTGGCGCCCCCGCGGGCGACCTCATCGACACGCTGGACGACGGCGAGCGCTACGAGGCGCCCGTCGTGGACGAGACCATCCCGGACGTCGCCCCTGAACACATGGAGGGCGACGCCCTGGGCGAGCTCTGGAACCAGGCCGCAGGCGGCACCGATCCGCTCGGCCTCCCCGACGACGTAGACCTATCCGCAGACGCCCTCCTCGGCGACGCGGCCAACGACGACGAGGCCGACGACGGCGACGTGGACGCGGACGCGGGCGACACCGGCGATGGGACATCGCCGAACGACGACGACACGGACGACGACGGCGACCCGGACGACGGCGATGGGACATCGCCAGAGGCCGAGGACGCCGCGCCCGATGTCGAAGCCGTGCGCGCTGAGGCTGCGCGCGAGGCGCACGACGCCATGCTCGCCAAGCTGGCCGAGGCAGGCATCGAGCCCCCCGAGATGGGCGAGGGCGAGGACCTGGCCGACCTGTACGCCGCCGAGGTCAAGGCCAACGCCGAGCTCACCAACGTGCTGACGCAGGACCCGCGCATCGTGCAGGTGCTGCGCCGCATGAAGGACGGCGACACGCTCACCGAGGCGCTGGCCATGGTGGATCTCGACATCGACGACGACGACCCCGAGGTGATCGCGGCGCGCGCGCGTCAGCAGGCGATCTCCGAGAAGGACCAGGAGGCCATCGAGGCCGCCGAGGCCGCCGCGGCCAAGGCGCGCGCGAACTTCCAGTCCGAACGCGGCCTGTCG